ATGGCATTTGGATTTGATATAGCAGCATTGCCTGCTTACACGGACCAACTTTCTTTAGATTTAATTTCTAAAGTAGTTTTAAAAACAGACTTATTAGATTTCGTAGACCTACGTAGTGGATTTACAAGTGGATCTGTAAGCATCAATCTCGTCGATGCAGACCTTCCGGTTTCTGCTTTGGCCTGCGGATTTACACCTGACGGTGAAGTTACATATACTCAAGTAAATGTGACAATTGACTCATTACAATCTAAGACACAAATGTGCGTCGAGGAGCTTAGATCGGTATACCAAAGTGCGTTTATGAGCGCGGGTACTGGTAACGACCAGATCCCGTTCGAAAATGTAATATCAGAAAGTTATTCTGATAAATTAAGAAAATATAACGAAGGTTACTTAATCAATGGAGCTGGAGCTGCTGGTACTGGTACTGGTATTAAAGCACAGGTTACTTCTGCAAACGGAGCTAACTTACAAGGTGGTGTACCTGCCGCTTGGACCGCTGCAAATGCGTACGAGCAAGCTTTAGATTTATATGATGCAATCGACGAATCTGTAAAAGATAGAGACGATTTAATCATGGTAGTTTCTCCTGATGCATATAGAGCATTAGTGAGAGCTTTAGTAGCCCAAAATTTATTCCATTTTAACTCAGTTGATGGTAATGATATCTTAATTTTACCTGGTACAAATGTAACAGTTGTAAAATCAAGTGGATTAGTTGGATCAGACTACAAAATGGCTGGGCCTGGTAAGATGATTATCGCAGCTACTGGTTTAACTGATGAGCTAGACTCGTTCAGGTTCTTTTATGATGAAGCAGACGACGTAATGAAGTTCCGTGCGGCGTGGCGCCTAGGGATCGGGATCGGGGAAGTGAACTTGTTCGCTACCAACGATATGGCATAAGCCAAACAAATATGAGAGGGAATCATATAGGTTCCCTCTTTATTAACTAATTAAAAAAAATCAATATAATATGAGTTGTTCAGCAATCACAGCCGGCGTACTAGATTTATGTAACAGTTCCACGGGTGGAATTGAAAAGATATTTATAGGAAATGGACCGGTCCAATCAATCACAGAATCAGCAGGAAACATTTCTGCAATTACTGTAGGCGGTTCTGCTATGACACCATCTGATTTTTTTGTATTCGAAACCCCTCGTCAAGTTTCATCATTAACTGAAACTACAACAGTATCTCAAGAGAATGGAACTCTATTCTTTGACCAACAATTAACTATGGTTTTCAATAAAATGGAAGCTGCAAAGAGAGATCAATTATTATTGATGGCTCAAGCAACTACAATGGTAGTTGTAGCGAAAGATGGTAACGGGAATTACTGGTCTGTAGGTGTAGAAAAAGGTGCTTTCTTAGTATCAGGTTCTGCAACATCAGGAACTGCATACGGCGACAGAAACGGATATGAAATCGTAATAGGTGGATTAGAAGCAAGCCCAATCTTTACAGTAGACTCTTCTATCGTAGAAGCGTAAGGAGTAAAGTAACTATAAGAAGAAGAAGGACTACAGAAATGTGGTCCTTTTTTTATTCCATGTCAACTTACATAGTTTCTATATTTATATACATAAGACTAAATATAACATAGTTTATGACAATATTAGTACCAGAAACACAACTTACACAAGAATTTACAGTAAATATACCTAATATGACTGTAAGTGGGTTAGTATTTGTCCTAACTTCACAATATTCACATAAGCCACTAGATATAGTAGTAGATAGTATTGTTACTACTAACGCTAGATACTCTACATTAAAGATCACATTTCCTGTTGGATTTGGTGATGCCCATAAAAACGGAATATATAATTGGAGGTTAGTTCAAAATGCTACTACACTAGAAGCTGGATTAGTTAAAATAGTTACAGATCCAGGTGGCAGCCTAGGTATAAAAGAGTTTATTAGTACACCTCAAACAGAAGAAAGAGTATCAGAGGTATTCTATAGACCAAATTATTAAAACAATATGAGAAATACACCAGAAGGAATTTATGCAGTTAACTCTTCAGAGTTTAACGCAATTGAAATACCAAACATTAGTGAAGTACGTGGAAAGGAATATATGTACTTTGGAGGTAGAAACCTATTCCCAGAAAGACTTATTGAATTGTATGACACTAGTGCAATGCATCATACTTGCGTTGACAGTATCACAGCTGGTATTATTGGCGATGGTATTGAGATTATCGGAACAGAGTATATTAACTCTAATGGAGAAACAATTGATGAAATATTTGAAAAGATTTCGCTTGATTACACGTTATATAATGGTTTTGCTATCAATGTTATTTGGAACAAAGAAAGGACCAAAATAGCGGAAATGTATCACTTACCATTTGGTAATGTAAGATCAGGTAAACCAGATGAAGAAGATAAAGTTAATGAGTATATGTTCTCAACTGATTGGAGTAATCTAAGAAAATACCCATACAGTACTTATAGAGCATTTGATGCTACAGATAATAAAGGTGACAATGCGTCACAAATTTACTATTGTTATGGTTATACTCCAGGTAATGAAGTTTACCCATATCCAGCGTATATTGCAGCCCTAAATGATATTTCATTAGATGCACAAGTATCGCGGTTCCATGCAAATAATATCGCAAATGGTCTCGCTCCAAGCATGTTTATTAAGTTTAGAAACGGTGTCCCGACGCCGGAAGAGCGCCGCGATGTATACAAAGAGATCGAGAAAACTTTTACAGGAACTGAAAACGCAGGGAGGTTCTTTTTATCTTTCTCAGAACCTGGAAAAGAGATGGATGTTACGCCAATAGAAAGCGCGAACGACAATTACTACCTAACCCTGGAAACCAGAATATCTAGTAGAATTTTAACCGCACACCGGATCACTAGCCCTCTTCTTTTGGGACTACATGATAGTGTTAGTTCAGGATTTTCAAGTAATTCAGAAGAAATTAAAGTAGCTTACGCACATTTTGAAGGTACTGTAATTACACCTAAAAGAAAAAAGATATTAAGTGGATTCGGTTACATGTTAAGATTAGCTGGTTTTAATATCGCACTTAAAGTTGCACCGAATACATTAGTACCTGAAGCACAAATAACAGATACTGCACCACAAACAAACATAGAATCTCTATAATATGGAAAACGTACTTTTAGTTTCTGAGCAGAGAATGAAGCAATGGACTTCGTTAGATAACAATATTCGTATTGATTTACTAACACCATCTATTATACAAGCTCAGGACATATACATTCAAGATACACTTGGAACTAAGTTTTACAAAAGACTTAAAGCAGGAGTAATAGCAAATGATTTAACAACTAACGAATCAACATTCTTAAAAGATTATGTTGGTCCTTGTTTAATTCAATATGCATTGTATTTATTATTACCAAGTTTAAAATATAAAATGGTTGAGGCTGGTATTGTTAACGGGACGTCTGAAGAGACTCAGGCTACTACGTTAGAAGAAATGCAATACTTAAGAGAAAGTGCGTTAGACACAGCCCAGTTTTACAACCAGAGAATGTTAGAATATTTAATAGATAACCCTGGAATGTTTGCAGACTATACTAATCCTGGAACGGACGGTATGTACCCAAATAAAGATACACCTTATTTTAGTGGATTACAAACAGAAATACCTTTAAGAAGAAATGACTTATACATCTACGCAGACTGTGGACTCGATTGTGATCCCGACTGTAGCAGCTGCAACTAAAAGTACTGCTACTAATATTAAGAAATTAAAAATATATTTAAGCAATGAGAGCAAGAATAGACAAGATACTAAATAGATACGTAAGCAGGAAGCTTATGGTCTTCATTGTGGCTAGTTTCGGGCTGTTCTCTGCTACTTTAACTAGTTCCGATTGGGTTACTATAGCAGCGGTTTATATCGGCACACAGGGAGCAATTGATGCGATCGCAAAATTAAGACAATAATATGGATATTAATAATGTAATAAAAGATTATGTACAATGTGTTACTAATAATGCTGTAACTTTTCCTACTGGAGGTTCATGGATTAGTGCTCTTTGTAATTATTATGGTATAACAGAACCTGTTAATGGTTCTTGGTTAGTAGCCTATTGTAATTACTTAGGTATTAATGCACCTGTTTATGGTAGTTATACTATAGCACTGGCTGCATATTACAGTATATCGGCACCAGTTAACGCATCATGGTGGTATGCAATCGCTGATGAAGTATGTAATGGTATACCAGCTGTTCCATGTATTTGGGGTAGTAATTCAAATGAATACGGTATTGAAACAAGACAATGGGGTTCTACTTCACCTTGTACAATTGTACCACCCCCAACAAATTTAAACTGGGAAACTGCACCAGATAACTGGGAAGTAGAAGCAGATAACTGGGAAACAGTATAAAAAAAATTAATTAATAATAAATTA